TTTTTTTCAAGCAGAAGACGGCATACGAGATACAGTGGTGTGACTGGAGTTCAGACGTGTGCTCTTCCGATCTGCACCCGGGTGATGCCCTTCGCCCGGGTGCTCGCCAAGCTGGGGCCCATCGCCGGTCGCTATGAGGTGAGCCCCGTGCCCGTGGGCGGCGGCGTGGGCACGCGCACGGTGGCGATGAAGGCGGCCGATGCGGAGTCCGCGCAGGAGGACAAATCCGAGCCCGTCACGAAATCGGTCGACGGCGTCGAGCACGGCCGCGCGGACTTCGCTTATGCACCCGGGGACGACATCAGCGACTGGAAGTTCCCGATCTTCGATGCGATCCACGTGCAGGAAGCGCTGGCGCGCCTCGACCAGGAGAAGGGCATTCCGGCCGCCGAGCTGCCGGTCGTCCGGGAGAAGATCCTCGCCGCCGCGCACAAGCATGGGGTCAATCCCAAGTCGCTCGAGCCGGGGAAGAAGTCCGCGGCGGATCAGGTGCTGGAGCAGCGGATCGCCCGCACCCTCCGGACGATCGGCGGCTGACGGATGGTCTGGCCGAGCTTCCCGGTCTACTGCGATCGCTGCGGCCACAACCTGGGCCGCAGCGACCAGTTGCTGCAGCTCGCGGCCATCTTCAAGCCGTCCCTGATGCCGCAGATTCCCAAGGCCGACGCGGCCGAGGAACGGCGCCAATGCAGCCGCTGCCGCTTCGTGAGTATCTATCACCCATTGCGCACGCTGGGCGAGATTAGTACCGTATAACGCAGTTCACGCGGTTTTCTTCGACAGGGCCCTGAGTGATAGGCCGGTCAATGCGCCACAAGCGCTGGCCGGCCTTTTTGCATGGCCGTCCGGCCAAAGACCGGAGACGGCCATGCCCGAGTCGAACGTCCTCGCCGAGAAGCGTGCCGAGTACGCGGCCAAGAGCAAGAAGTTTTCCGATGTCGTGGCGCTGATCGCCAGCCCGGACGACTACTCGAAGAAGGAAGTTCTCGAAGCCCTCGGGGCCACCGACGCGGCGGACGCCAAGTCCAAGCTCGGCACGGCCAGCGCGGAGATCGAGGCGATCGGCCGCGACGTGGACGGGCTCGTGCTCGAGGAGATGAAGGGCGCGAATGCCCGGCGGCTCGAGCTGATCAAGCAGCCGCTGCGCGACCTGGTGCCCGGCACCCGGACCCCAGACGGCCTCCGCAGCTTCGGGCAGCTCGTCACGGAATCGAAGGAGTGGGGCGGCAGCCGGATGCCGATCGGCACGAAGATGGCGATCGACATGGGCGAGGGCGGCATGAAGACGCTGCTGCAGACGTCTGCAGGCTGGCAGCCGCGCACCGGGAACGGCGACGTGCTGGTCGACAAGATCATCCGGCCGGTCCAGGTCCTCGACGTGTTCCCCGCCGATCGCACGGATCTCTTCGAGATCCCGTCGATGGAAGAGACGACCCGGACGCAGGCCGCCGCGGAGCTCGCCGAGGCCGGGACCTACGCCGAAGACGCCTTCGCGTTCACGCGCCGGACCTCCCCGGTGCGCAAGATCGGCTCGGAGATCCCGGTCACGGACGAGCAGCTCGACGACGTGCCGACGATGGCGGCGCTGCTCAACAACCGCCTGACCTTCGGCGTGCGGGCGCGCCTCGACCAGCAGGTCATGGTCGGCGACGGCACGGGCTCGAACCTCACCGGCCTCCTCAACGCGACGAACATCCAGACGCAGGCGAAAGCCTCCGACCCGACCGCCAACGCCCTCTTCAAGGCGATTACGCTGGTGCGGATCAGCGGCCGCGCGATCCCCGACACGGTGTTCATGCACGGCACCGACTATCAGAACCTGCGGCTCGCCCAAAACGCCAACGGCGACTACCAGTTCGGCGCGCCCTACGCGGTGGGCGAAGCGATGGCGTGGGGGCTGCCCATCGTGCAGACCGAGGCACTGACGCAGGGCACGGCGATCGTCGCCGCAGTCCGGCAGTACACACAGATCTGGTATCGGAAGGATCTCGAGGTCCAGGTCGGCTACATCAACGATCAGTTCATCAAGGGACAGAAGACGCTGCGCGCCGACATCCGCGCCGCGCTGTGGATCGGCCGAGGCCAGGCAATTTGCAAAATTACGGGATTGTGATCGTAAGGTGACCGGCCTTTGATGCCGGTCTCCCCATTTTTCCGAGGAGCGATTCATATGAGCGGTCCCATCGATTACGCCGCGCTGCGGGTGCAGCTGGAACTGCGCCTGCGCGCGCTGCGGAGCGGGCAGGGCTCAGCGTCCGCCGAGGACGTCGCGCTCGCCGAGCAGGCGGTGGACGTGGGGACGCAGGACCTGATCACGCGCGCGGCCACCGCCTTCGGACTGCTCGGTGCCGCGCCGACGTCCGCGCCCGCGGGCGAGCCGGAGCCCGAGGAGTAAGTGGCCGTTCTCGGCGAGCCGCAATTCGTGGCAATCAACACGGCGGCGGGCGACACGACGCTCGTCGCCGCACAACCCGCCGGCGTCAAGATCCGGGTGTTGTCCTTTCTGCTTGTGGCGGCCGCCGCGGCGACCGTGAGCTTTCAATCGGGGACTGGCGGCACGCAGTTGACGGGGGCGATGACGTTGGCGGCCGGGGCGCAAATCAACACGGACGCGAACCCCTTCGGCGCATTCGAGACGGCTGCCGCGACGTTGCTGAACCTTCACCAGGCAGGGGTCGTCCAGCTGAGCGGCTTCCTGATCTGGTGCACCGCCCAATAAGGAGCTCGACCGATGGCCGTGATTCCGGGCACCAGAAACTTCAAGACATGGGCGGGCTTCTACGACTTCGCCGTCGACGGCGGCGGCACGGGCACGATCACGCTGCGGTCGAACGACGGCCCGATTCCGATCGGCTCCGTCATCCTCGACGGCTATCTCGACGTCACCACGGCCTGCCTCTCCGCCACGGGCACGATCGCCCTGCAGGCCGAAGCGGCCGCGGACCTGCTCGCCGCGACGGCCCAGGCCGGCCTCACGCTCGGCCGGAAATCGATCATCCCGGCCGGGACCGGCGCCACGGCAGTCAAGACGACGGCCGATCGCCAGCCGGCCATGGTGATCGCCACGGCGGCGTTCACCGCGGGCGCGTTCACGCTCGTGCTCGAGTACCGCTGAGTGGATGGATCTCCGTTCCGGTGGTGCGCAATCGCTGGCGCTCATCACGCCGCCCAACGGGGAGCCGCTTGATCTCTCGGACGTCGTAACGTTTCTGCGCGTCAGTGACACGAGCGAGGAAGCCCTCCTCTCCTCCCTCATCACTGCCGCGCGGAAGCGGGCCGAGACCCAGTTCGATCGCGCCTATCTCACCCAGGTCTGGGACCTCTTCCTCGACGCGTTCCCGCGGAACCAGGATGGGCTCGATTTGCCGATTGTCGTGCCGCGGTGGCCGCTGCAATCCGTCGCGTCGGTCAACTTCACGCCCTACGGCCAGGCCGAGCAGGTCCTCTCCTCGACCAATTACACGGTGGACACTGGCAGCCCTGGCCGCGGGCGCGTGGTCCCCAACAGCCCGCTCCTCGGCACGTTCGTCTATGCCGGCTTCGGGCTCTGGCCCACGGACCAGCTGGTCGCCGCGCGCGGTGTCCGGGTGCGCTTCACGGCGGGCTACGCGAGCACGGGCGACATCCCCGAGCAGGACATGCAGCATCTCCGACTGTTGGTCACCCATTGGTATCAGCACCGCGACGCCGATCAGGCCGTCCCGCCCGGGATCGATGCCCTGCTCGCCGACGCGCTCGGAGTCCCCTGGTATGCCTGAGCTCGCCGAGTTTGTCGGTTCTCTGCACGATCGCATCATGATAGAAGTGGCCACGCTGACGCCTAACACCTTCAGCGAGCCGGCGAAGACCTGGTCGACGTTCGCAACGGTCTGGGCGAACGTGCAGCCGGTCTCCGGCGCCGAGCCGTTCATCCCCGAGCAGTTCGCGCCAATCGTGAATTACCGCATCGACATGTGGTTCCTCGACGGCGTCACCCCCGAGATGCGCGTCAACTGGAATGGTCGGCTCTTCGACATCCTCGCCGCGATGGGCCGGAAGACAATCGGGAACCGGATGTTCCTGCTCGCGAAGGAGCACGTCTAGTCGTGGCCGACTATCTCCGCGCCGGCGCCGACGTCACCATCAAAGGGATCCCCGAGCTCGCCCGGGCGCTCGAGCACCTCGAGGCCGCCGCGCGGGCCGAAGCCCTGGCGCATGCCGCGACCGCCGGCGCCCTGGTCGTCCGCGACGCGGTGCGCGTGCCCATCGGCCACGAGCACCTCTCCCGCGGCGTCCATCTGGCGCAGCAGCTCACGATCAAGGTGACGGTGAAAGACGACACGCACGTCTCGGCCGCGGTGGGCTTCTTCGGCCGCACCGTCGCCGCGCTCGTCGAATTCGGGCACCTCCTCGTCAAGGGCGGCAAGCTCCGCGCTGGCCGGCGCAAGCGGAAAACGACGGTCACGGTCGGCCACGTCATTGGCCACGTCCCGGCGCATCCGTTCCTCCGCCCGGCGTTCGATAGCACGAAGGAGGAGGCGCAAAAAGCCATGGCGGATGCGCTCTGGACGGATCTCAGCGCGGCGGGGACGCGATGAGCCAGTTCGAGGAAGCCCTGGCCAGCCGGCTCACCGGCTTCACCGGCCTCACCAACCTCGTGAGCAACCGGATCTACCCGGTCGTGCTGCCCGAGAACCCGACGTATCCGGCGGTCACCTATCAGCGCATCAGCGCCGTGCGGGCGTCGGCGATGAGCACCGACACGGGCCTCGTGCAGACGCGCGTGCAGGTCTCGATCTGGTCGACGCTCTACAGCGAGGCGAAGAACGTGAAGGAGCAGGTCCGCGCCGCGCTCCAACGCTGGCGCGGCACGGTGCTCGGCCTGGTCATCGAGGACACGTTCATCGAGAACGAGACGGATCTCTACCAGCCCGAGATCCCGGTCTATCATCTGCCGGTGGACGCGACCGTCCACTACGTGGAGGTCTGAGTGGGCAAGTTCACGCTCACGAACTCGAAGATTTATTACGGACAGTATGACCTGCCCGGCGACTTCAGCGAATGCGCGGTCGACGTCGGCACCGCCGCGGTGGAGGGCGCCGCGTTCGGCGATCTCGTGAAGACGATGTATCCGGGGGTCGACACGGCAAAGCTCGGCGCCGCGGGCTTCTTCGATCCCGACGCGCTCGGTGTGCAGGCGGATCCCGTGCTCCAGGCGGCGGTCGGTGTCGCGGGGCCCGTGATCACGGTCTCGCCCGTCTCCGGTGCCGAGGGCGAGACCTGCTACTCGATGCAGGCCCTAGTGAGTGAGTACGATCCGCTCGCCGGCGTCTCCGTCGGCGGCATGGCGAAGTTCAAGCTCTCGGCCGAGGCCGCGAGCCGCATGATCCGCGGCACCCTGCTCCGCAACACCAAGTTCACGGGGACCCCCGACTCCGTCACCGGCACCGGCTCGATCTTCCAGCTCGGCGCGATCGCCGCGGGCCAGTCGCTCTGGGCCGCGCTCCACATCTTCGCCATCACGGGCAGCGCGAGCCCTACCCTGACGGCGAAGATCCAGAGCGCCACGACGGGTGGCTTCGGGTCGCCCACCGATCGGCTGACGTTCGCCGCCCAGACGGCGATCGGCTCCGTGTGGGCGACGCCCGTCGCCGGGCCGATCACCGATCAGTTCTGGCGCTGTTCGTTCACGATCTCCGGCACGACGCCGGCGTTCACGTGGGCCATTCTCATGGGCATTCTCTAAGGAGTCGCTGCGATGGCCAAGTTCACGCTGACCAACTGCCAGGTGCTCTTGAACGCGATCGACATCTCGACGTCGGTCGATGCGGTGACGATCAACTACAGCGCCGCGGCCGAGGATCGCACCGCCATGGGCGACCTCCAGAAGCTCTTCCTCGCCGGCCTGAAGGACTGGTCGATGGATATCACCGGTCCGCAGGACTTCGGTGCCTCGCCGGCGCCCGACGTCGTCATCTTCCCACTCGTCGGCACCGTCACCACGATCGAGGTGCGGCCCGTGGCCGCCGCGCGCTCGGTGACGAATCCGGCG